CTGATCTCCTGAAGCAAGGCCAAACGTTGCTTGACAGGTATCTGGAGTCAGAGCGGATCCGGATCGTGCAAGAGCTATGTCCGGATGATGTGCCGTGGTTGGTGCGCGAAATGGGAGAAAGGTGGAGAGTAAATGAATGTTGCCAAGATGGATGTGAAAAGTGCTGGGGACTCCCGTTGAAGCCGGAGGAGGTATAGGCATGGAAAGATTAACTGAAAAGATATCAAACGGCACGAGGCCAAAGACGCTTAGAGGTCTTATAAGATGGTTTGTTACACATAATGGTATACGCAAAGATGTAATCATTGGAGAGTATAACAAGCTCTATGACAGGCTTGTAGAGTACGAGGACCTGGGTATAACACCGGAGCAGGTGAGGCAGATGGATGCAGAGTTTACCAGAGCCAGTAAGGAGCTGGCAGACTATAAAAAGTCAGTGGACCAGGGAAGGCTATTACATCTGCCATGCAAAGCAGGGGATACAGTGTATCTGGAAGCCGAATATGAGAATGAAATAACGGAAGGCCGAGTAACAGAAATATCAGTCCTCCCGGATGGTGTTTGTATTTACATAGAGCGGGAAATCGGCTCAGGTTGCAGTGAGGGGTACGGAGTTAATGATTTTGGATACGATGTTTTCATGAAACGGGAAGACGCGGAAAAGGCTATTAAGGAGGCATAACCATGAATGAAAAAGAGGCATTGCAAAACATAAGAAATCTGACAAAACATCTGGACAATAGTGATGATCGCTTGGTGGATACATTTAGACTGGCGATTATCGCACTGAATAAGCAGACGCCGAAAAAACCAGATTATGAGGGCGACGGATATGACCGCAAAGGAAATATGATATATGATACATGGGTTTGCCCGAATTGCGGAGAAGAATATGAGGTTGACTATGACGATTATAAATACTGCCCGAATTGCGGACAAAGATTAGATTGGGAGGAAAACCATGCAGAAAGTTGTTAGAACCGTACCAACCAGAAAAGGATACTGGTATGATGAAGAGAAAATGGAATATCTGTCAGAGTTACTAAAAAATGGATGGAAAGTGGTCATGTGCAACAGGATAGGAGAAGACATTGAATACATAGTGGAGAAGGAAGAGCCATGAACAATCAGAAAGCGTTGGATGACAAAATTAGCTATGGGGTATTTTGGAAACGAAGTGGCAATGAAGAATGGACTCTATTTGCAGGGTGGCTGCCGTTCAGCAACGCCCGGAACATATACACTGGACTGGCCTTAAACCCCAGTTGCAAGGGAAGGAGAATTGTAGAGAGGGTCGAAACATTTGAGGTTTACCAAGAGGAGCAGCCATGAAATATACATACAGCGCTGGGCGTGTACAGATCAATGCGTCCGGGAAACAAGGAAATATGAATAAGTTCCTATATGGTAGTACGAAAAAGAAGAGCAAAAAACGGAAATAAATCTGAGAAAGGAGCCAGCCTCATGCATGGGTAAGGGTATACCGGGCTTCTTGAAAAATGGAAAATAAAGAATTGACCACAGAACAGTGGAGAGCTGAAAAAAGGAAAAAGAAAGCCCAGATGGCAGCCATGCAGGCTTTGCCTTATGAGGTAAAAGTTAAACGTGCAGAACTACGGGCGATAGAATTTGTAGAGAAACTTGATAATATGGGATTAAGTTCCCATGTAAGTGTAGGAGGTCTGGATAGTATTGTTTTACTCCTCTTTCTCCGTAAAATTGGAATTGATATTCCGGCTATATCTGTTTCGGCTCTGGAAGATAAGAGCATACAAAGAGTACATAGACAATTAGGAATTGAGAATGTAAAGCCTGGAAAATCCAAAATTGAGATTTTAAATGATGTGGGATTCCCGGTGATCAGCAAAAAAATTGCCGGCCGGATTGATACCCTCCAGCATCCAACAGAGCGTAATAAAACCGTGCGACATGCCATCATCACTGGAGAGTGTGGGGCCCAGGGGCACTTTGCGAAGAACAGCCGAATGAAGCTGCCGAATAAGTGGTTGGAGTTGTTTGCTGGGTACGAGAATGAGAATGAAGGTGTGAACTATCAGATCGCACCATTCAAAGTATCAAATAAGTGTTGTTTGTATATGAAAGAGCAGCCATGTGATAAATGGGCGAAAGAGCATAACAGTAAGCCGTTTCTGGGGTTAATGGCAAGTGAGGGAGGCCAGAGAGAAGAAGCTCTGACGGAACATGGATGCAATTATTTTGGTAAAGGGGTTATACGCAGTGCACCATTTGCGCCATTTCTGAGACAGGATTTATTGCAACTGGCATTGGACTTAGAGGCACCAGTGCCTGAAATTTATGGAACCATTGAATGTAAAGCAGATGGAACTTTATATACAACTGGTGCCCAGAGAACAGGATGCAGCATGTGTGGATTCGGTGTACATATGGAAAAGCGTCCTCACAGGTTTGACCAGCTTCGCCAGCGTAACCCGAAAGAATGGGAGTTTTGGATGTATCGTTGCTGTACTGATCTGGAGACGGGAGAAAAATTTGGATGGGGACGGGTGCTTGATTACATTGGGGTAGGATGGAAGGATACTCCGGGAGAAGAAGAACAATTACCCGGGCAGATGAGCATTTTTGATATGCCGGAGACGCTGCCATGATAAAGTTTAGTAAAGAATATGCCTTTCATATTACTTTTTTGTGAATTTAAGGATTGGTTTGTTCTTTATCTTATTCCATATAAATAGTAAAAGTCCGATAATTGCAAAAATAAAACCGCATATAGACTTTGTGACAACAAGGTAAGCAACTATCAACCAAAAAATAAGGGACAATAAAGCTTTTAAAAAATCTTTTTTCTTTTTATTCATAAGGCCCCCCTTTTCTTTTCATTATACTCTTATGGTAGGAGAAAATCCAGATTAGTGTAATATTGAGCATATAAAAAAGGAGGGCCGGGTCAGCAGGCCCGGCAGTATGAAAAAGAAAAGTCTATATGAAAAAGGTTATCGCCCTTTGTTGAGTATTACTATACCGGGAGAATGTGACGAAATTGTGGTGGAAAGATAAAAGAATTATGAAAAGGAGTAAATAAATATGAAAAAAATCATTAAAGAATACATATTAGATTCATTCGCTTACCTGAGTGCAGGTATATGGATAGGCGCAGGTGTGGCAGTTGGACTTTTCGGTGTATTAGCGTTTTTGGTCAGATGAAATTGGAGGAGAACAGATGAATAAACAGGAATTTAACGAAAGAGTAGAAAAGTTTGTGACAGTTTTAAGGGATTTATATTTAGATGAAGAGGAAAGAGAAGGCACAGAAATACCCAAAATAGAACTTAATGAGGATGATATTACAGATGACTTTACCGCAATGATTATAGCAGTACATCTCTTGTATACTTCAATAACCGGTGACGATGATATGGACCTTATAGGATTTACGCATATGGTCAACCGTCTGATATTCCAGTGGTATATGGAAAAACAGGAACGGGAGGTGAAAGACCATGAACAGCCGGAATAAAGAGATGCAGGCCAGAACGGAAGGAATGGCCTACGCATTACGAATAGCGAAGGAGAAAGGGATAGAGGAGCTAGAGAAGGAGATAAAATTTAGGAACTTGACCGGTATATCTCTTAATGTATCCCGGAAGGACCTGAATACGGCAAGTGAGCGAATCAAGAGTATGACACTTGATACATTTACGATACTGACCGTAGCAGTGCTACATGATGAGTTCGGCTTCGGGGAGACACGATGCCAACGTTTCCTGGACCGTATGAATCAGAAAGCGGAGTGCATGATAGATGATTTCTGCACCTGGGAAGATTATATACAGACGATTAAAGAGGAATTGAATATCAATATGCAGATACGGTGGAATAAGTAGTGACAATTTTGGAATATCTGGAAAGGAGAAAAATAGATGGGAAGAAACGAATCGGGCTGCCCGGACCCTACATACGATCAGGCATTACCCGCAATCAGGCGGGAGGAAAATATAAGGGCGCGGGAAAAGCGGTACGGCGTAAAGCGCGGAGAAACAGTACATATAATCATAGATATTAAGGACGAGGGACGGAGGACCATAAAGGTAAGCCGCCGGATGCAGGTTGTAGATTTATGTGAGCATCACATTGTATTGCGGCATAAGACTGGAGCTTGTGAGAGTTATCCGTATCAAGAGTTTATGCAGATGTGGGACAGGAGGTGATGCCGATGCATGCAATGAAGTGTGATAGATGCGGTAATTATTTTGACTGTAATCAATTAAGGCTTAGAGGAGGCGGTTGCAGCGGCGAATCGTTTGGACACATAAGTGTAATAGGAGAGAACAATCACTGCTGTAACTATGATCTGTGCGATGATTGCGTCAAACAGTTTTTTGATTTTATGCACGATACAAGCAAGATAGTGGGAGGCGAATCCGATATATGACTGAACGAGAGCTGAAACAGATAGGCATAAATAATCGTAAGCTTGTACAGCTAAAGGCCAAATACGAGGATTTATGCAGCTCCTACGGAATCTCTGCCGTGCAGTCCGATGGGATGCCTCATGGGATGGGCGGAGCGCAGTCAGGTATGTTAATGGTCGAGGATAAGGTGGATATAGAGCAGGATATATTAAGGCTACGGCAAGAAAACAGAGAACTGATTGAGAGGGCCTGCGATTATATCAAGACTATCCCGGATGGATACATAAAAGCTGTACTGTCTTACCGGTATATACATTGTTTCGATATCGTGGAGACGGCGGCAGTGGTAAGGCTTTCCATGTGGGAATGCGAACAGATTTGCAAGGTACATTTCAATAATGTGTTCTAGCCGATATATTTGTTATAAAACGCTTGACATTCTGTGGGGATTGACTTAAAATATGAAGCATAGAAGTATATAAAAAATTGGGTTGGGGCAATGAAAGGAACTTATGGTTGCCAGAGCAGTACGGGGTGGGTTGCGTGACTGCTATATCTTGTATAATTTTATGAGCGAGGTGATCCCGCCGCTGGGGGAACTGATTAACTACAACCTCTCCGCTGCCACGGACAGAAGAGCCGGGCAGTGATAAGTATAAAGCAAAACATCTGTATTATTGTCGTTGGTATCACGACAAGAAAGTGGTGTGGCGTAAAGAACATGGATGACGTCCCTGGGTGGAGTTGTGAGGGGGTTCTGATACCAAAAGCGGAAAAACATATTTCTGCACAGCTTGAAGTCCTGCAATGCTATAAAGCTGTAAAAAACTTTATCCGTAATAGATGAGACTGGCCGGTGATTGCAGTAGTCCGGCAATTACG